GTTGATCACCCAGATGATTTAAAAGTAAATTTAGATCGTGTTTCGCATATGATTACTGATATGTGGATGGACGGACCAAACGGGTTTGGTAAGATGAAAATCTTACCTACCCCAATGGGAAATCTTGTAAAAACCATGTTAGAATCAGGCGTTAAGTTGGGTGTTAGTTCAAGAGGCGCAGGTGAAGTTAACGAATCCACTGGTGAAGTTAACGGTTTTGAGATTATTACTGTTGATGTTGTAGCACAACCAAGTGCTCCGGGTGCTTACCCAACACCAATCTATGAACACTTTATGAATACAAAAGGTGGTTATGGTGCATTGTTGGCGGCTCAGGAAGTAAGTGAAGACGCTAAAGCACAAAAGTATCTCAAAGAGAAGATGCTGAGAGTCATAAAAGGCTTGCAGTAATTTTAAAGGAGAAAGCCAATGAGTGATATGTTTAATAAACTTTTCGAAACAGGCATCCTAAACGAGGAAGTACGTTCTGAGTTACAGGAAGCATGGGACGCTAAAGTTAAAGAAAACAAAGACACTGTCACTGCTGAACTTCGCGAGGAGTTTGCAAAACGCTACGAGCATGATAAACAAAACATGGTTGAAGCGGTTGACAAAATGGTTTCCGATCGTTTAGAAGCAGAAGTTGCTGAGATTGCTGAAGATAAGAAAGCACTTGCGGAAGCAAGAGTTGAATATAAGAAGAAAATCAATGAACATTCTGACAAACTGCAAGAGTTTACTCTAAAGCAGTTATCTAAAGAGATTGCAGAGTTAAATGAAGATCGTAAAAGAGTTTCAGAAAACTTTGCTAAAATGGAAGACTTTGTTGTTCAACAACTTGCAAAGGAAATTAACGAGTTTGCAGAGGACAAAAAAGATTTGGCCGAAACCAAGGTTAAACTTGTAAAAGAGGCTAAAGCGAAATTTGCTGAAGTTAAAGCAAAATTTGTTGAGAAATCAGCAAACATTGTTAAAGAAACTGTAAGCAAAAAACTTGCAGAAGAGATTACACAGTTGAAAGAAGATATTCAATCAGCACGTGAAAATCACTTTGGCAGAAAACTATTCGAAGCATTTGCTAACGAGTATCAATCTTCTTACTTAAACGAAAAATCAGAAACTGCGAAGTTAATGAAAGTCGTTGCTGAGAAAGAAGAGCAATTAGCAGAGGCTAAGAAATCCATCACAGAGAAGGCTACTTTAGTTGAATCTAAAGACGCAGAAATTAAAGCGGCGAAAGACCAGGCTAAACGTGTTGCAGTGATGAATGAGTTATTGACTCCATTAGGTAAAGACAAGAGAGAAATCATGTCTGAACTACTTGAGTCAGTGCAAACTGAGAAATTGCACACAGCATTTGACAAATATCTACCCGCAGTTATGGAAGACAAGAAACCAGCAACTGTTAAAAAGGCAATCATGGAAGGCACAGAAGTTACAGGCAATAAAGAAGTTAAGGAAGAGGTAGAAGAAAAGTCAAACTTAATCGAACTCCGCAGATTAGCGGGATTAAACTAAAAAGGAGAGACAAAAAATGTCAGACATTATTAACGAAAACTGGCAAGCCACAAAAGGCGCTCTACTTGAAGGCCTAAAAGGTCACAAGAAAAGCGTTATGGACGTCACTCTCGAGAACACAAGACGTTATCTCGCTGAGTCGGCTACTGCTGGTGCAACTTCCGCAGGAAATGTTGCAACATTAAACCGTGTGATTCTTCCAGTAATCAGACGTGTTATGCCTACGGTTATCGCAAACGAAATCGTTGGTGTACAACCAATGACTGGTCCTGTATCACAGGTTCACACATTGAGAGTACGTTACGCAGAAACATATGATGATGTTACTGCTGGTGAAGAAGCACTTTCACCATTTAAAATTGGCTTAGGCTACTCAGGTGGCGGATCTACTGATAAAGCAGATGCTACTGCTACATTAGAAGGTACACCTGGTAAGAAAATGTCAATTCAAATCTTAAAACAAGCAGTTGAAGCGAAAACTCGTAAATTATCTGCTCGTTGGACATTTGAAGCGGCACAAGACGCTCAAGCACAACAAGGTATCGACATTGAAGCAGAAATCATGGCGGCTCTTGCAC